CTACGCGGCTCCGATGATGAGTCTTTCCCATGCCCGCTGCAGACTTCTCAGCACGGACAAATCGGGGCGGAGATAGTAGCGGGCGGTTGTCTTGATGTCGCTGTGACCGAGTTGTCGTGCGACCACTGAGATATCGGCTCCCGCAGCGATTGCCAGAGTGCCGAAGGTGTGCCTGAGGTTCCTTGGCGGCACGCAGGGGAGTTTCATGCGTTGGCACCATGACGTGTAATGAGCTGCCACCTGGTTGGCGTTCAGATCGCCGACCAGCCTGCCGGTTCTGCCGTGGCGCAATTGCGCGAGCCGTTTGACTGCGAACCGTGGTAGTGCGACCGTCCGTCGGCTCTGGTCGGTCTTCGGGTCGGTGACCGTTTCATGTCCAGCGACCCATTGCACTGACCTTTTGACGGTCACGGTTCCCCGGCGTAAATCCAAGTCGGCCCATTCAATGCCGACGGACTCGCATCGGCGCAGTCCCGCGCAGACGGAGACCAATAACCAGGCTTCCAACGCGTGACCGTAGAAGCCTTTGAGCAGCCGTCTTACCTGTCTGGCGTCGAGCACGCGCGGCTCATACCGCCGCAGGTGCGGCAGTCTGATTTCACGACGTGTCACGTCATTGTCGGTGACTCCCTTGCGATAGGCGAGTCGGAGTATCGCCCGCAGCACGGCCCACGCCTTGCGCGCGGCGCCGGCCTGATTGAACGAGCCGAGCCACTCCTCGATGTCGTTCGCGGTGATCGACTCCATGTCGACGTCAGCCCATTTCGGCTGGATGTGGCAGCGGTAGGCCGACTCGTAGCCCACCCTCGTGCACTCGCGGAGCTTCCCGCAGGAGGGCCACCAGACCTCATTCACAAACGTTCCCAACAACATTTCAACCTCCAAAATCCCACACGTGGTTATCGCGGCTTCCAACGGTAGCCACGTGTGGGATTTTCCTTTCGGAAGGATTCCCAATGAGCCAGGAAACCATCGTCGCAATCGTTATCGCCATCATCGGCAGCGGAGGCAGCGGCGTGTTCGTCACCTGGATTCTGAGCAAGGTCGACCAACGTCACGATCCACTGCATGAGGGCGTCAGGGAACTGTTGTTCTGCAAACTCGAGGCTCTGCACCGTCAGATGGTCGATGCAGGTGGTGTTGCGAGCATTCCGTTGAAGCAAAGCGCGGAACGAATATATGCCGCTTACCACGGTCTGGGCGGCAATGGAACCGGAACCTCGATGATCCAAGACATACGTGACGCGCATATCGCGAACACAGATTGAAAGATTCAAAAGATTTCCACACCGTCCGTACAAGGCGGACGGTACGGACAAAGGAAAGGAGAGGAATTGAACATCCTCAACAAAGGCAAGCCGAAACACAAGCGCATGAATCCACGCCGACAATGGCGCAAGCTACTGACCGCGCTCGCGGTCGCCATATCCATGGCGGTCGCGCCGGCCGCGATGGCCGACATGAACGGATACGACATCTCGAACTGGCAGTGCGGCATCGACACCGCGACCGTGCCGGCAGATTTCGTCATCGTCGGCACCACATGGGGATCCGGCGGCGTGTACGGTGGTTGCCTGTCCAACGGCGTCAACACCGACGCTAACCGTCAGCTCGCCGGCGCCATCGACAGCGGCAAGGAGACCGGCGTCTACCATTACGCGCGCGGCGGCAACCCGGAGACCGAAGCCCGGTTCTTCGTCGACAACGTGCGCGGATACGTGCACAAGAGCGTCCTGATCCTCGACTGGGAGGCGCAGGACAACGCCGCCTGGGGCGACAAGCAGTGGCCACGCAGGTGGGCGCGCGAGGTCAAGCGACTGACCGGCGTGAACCCCATCATCTACACGATGGACTCCGGCTACTGGCAGGTCGCCGGCATGGAGACCGAACTGAACTGCGGCATCTGGATCGCCCAGTACGCCACGAACATGGTCACCGGCTATCAGACCGCGCCGTGGAACATCGGCGCGCGTGGCGAGGTCATGCGCCAGTACACGTCCAACGGCAGTCTCAGCGGCTGGTCCGGACGACTCGACCTGAACAGGTTCCGTGGCGACCGCGCGGCATGGCGCAAGTACGCGAACCCTGACGACAAGGGCGCGGCGAATCTGCCGAGCGTCAAGCCGAAACCTCAGCCCACGACCGCTCCGACGGTCGACCTGAACGCTTTGGCCACGCGCACCATCCGCGGCGATTTCGGCAATGATCCGGCCCGCAGGCAGGCGTTGGGTGGCAATTACGCGGCGGTCATGCAGATCGTCAACAGCCGCCTCGGCGGAGGTTCCGGCGGAACGGCCGCCACGGGTTCGCGTAGCGTCGTGGTCCGTTCCGGCGACACCATGGGCGCCATAGCCGAACGCACCGGCCTGAAGCCGGTGTCCGCCTGGCGTGTGCCAAGCGGTGACGTCAACAGGATTTATCCGGGACAGATCGTCACCTATGGCGGCGCGTCCGTGTCCATCGCTTCGAGCGGGGTCGGAGGCCATGTGGTCCGTTCCGGCGAAAGCCTTTGGAGCATCTACGGCTCCGGCTGGCAGTCGGCTGCCGCACGCAATGGCATCCGCAGCCCATACGTTATCTATCCCGGACAGTACCTGCGCTGAAACTCCCGTTTCCACGACTTTAAGCGTTGTGGAGACGGTTGCCGCAATGTTTAAGGAGGTGAAAAATGGATGAATCCAATAGCCCGCAATCCGATTACCTGCTGCCGGGCAGGGTATACGACATACTCAAGTGGCTCGCGTTGATCGCCCTGCCGGCCGTCGCGTGGCTGGTCGGCGCGGTCGGCCCACAGTGGGGGTTGTCGCACTGCGGCGAACTCGTTACGACCATCAACGCGATCGGTTTGTTCGTCGGCGCGCTCATCGGCGTGAGCCAGCTCACGTCTGTCAAGGCCGACGAGGACGGCCAGTGATTAATTTTCTGACGTGAGACTCGCACTCGCCCCTCTCTCAGCTTCTATGCTGGGGGAGGGGCCTTTTTCATTTTCCGATGGAAGGCTGCGCGGTTCGACCACATCGACACGATATCGACACGATGACAGTTGCGAACAGTTAATTTCAACAAAGCGAACCACTGCGTATCGTATTGTTAAGAACGTTGGAATTTCAACGTTCTTGACAATGCTCACACCCGGCTACGCTCAGTCATGCCATGCCCGAATATAGCAGAATGTCGCAGGTTCAAATCCTGTCAGCCCGACCGGAGCCCTTGGAAACATTAGGTTTTCAAGGGCTTATTTTTTCCGTCGAAAACAATCCGCATACAAATGCATACAAACGCCGCGGTACCTCCATGCCCGATTCACACGAGTTCGCGCTCGCGGAGGGCTCCGATCGCGTCGGCCACGTCGTCCACAGGTTCCCGCCCCTCGCGGCGCGAAACAGCCAGTCGTCATCGTCCATGCCATCCATCTGCTTTTCGAGGTGGTGATGTTTTCTTGGACTTCCCGACCGGGAGGAGAACCCTCTTATGGCGAAGCACAGCAAGGAGCAGCGTAACAGAGCAGTGGACCTGTACATCAAATACGAGCGCTGCGCAGCCGCGGAGAGTGATCAAGCAGGAGTTCCTCCGCAAGCGCGGCTTCGCGGGCGTCTCGATGGACAGGTTCATCGGCATGCTCGACGGCTACATGGTCTGGTACCGGGACAGGAGGATCAAGACGGAGTTCGGCATGAGCATCATGGCTCGTCGAGGCGCGCTCGGTCTTGCGGCATGATCGGTGGTGATGGAATCCAATGACGAGTCCAACAAAACGTCACCAGCCCCAATCATTAATTTCTTATTGAACATAAACAGCAAACACCCTGCGCCATCTGCGACAGACCGATAGACGACGCAATCGCATGGCCCAATCCAATGAGCACCGAAGTAGACGAAATTATTCCAGTGAGTCGCGGCGGAAGCGCGACTGATCTACGCAACCTTGAGAAAGTGCATCGCTGTTGCAACCAACTCAAAAGCGACAAGAGCCTTGCATGGGCAAGGCGGAAAGTTACAGGCGCTCCGGCCCTCAAATCCACCATCGTGCCGTTCAAGACTTCGGGCTGGTGAACAGGCTGGGGACGATATCCTCCCTGCCCGGCGTTCGGCTACCCCGGAGTATTGGTCAAATCCCTCCCCACGATTTTTCCCAAATCAGCTATAGGCGAGCTGAAATGCAGAGACCATAATTTCGCCTGTCTGAGCTGCATGGATCTTTTTCCTTGAGATCAGCTCTGGTAAATCTATCACTCTTTCTAAAACTGCTGAAAGGTCTCTTCCATCCATCAGCAGAACTTTCGGACGTTGTCTGCGGTTATTGTTGATTGCCCTTTCCGTAAAACCATTCATTGAAATGAGCAAACCTAGGGTGTTGTCCAGCTTATTATCGACTTTGTCTGAAAAAGTGGCTAAGTCAGGAGTGTCGATTTGTTTAGATTGCCATTTGGCTTCAAGAAGGTAGTCCACACTGTCCAATGTGAATGCGCCATCAATTTGCTCCCCGTTGATTTTATATGAGCCACGAGCGTCAATATCGAACGCTTGGAATAGTCGTGTCAGGAATTTTTCAAAGGCATAGCCTCGCGTCTGAGCTTCCATTTGAGTGATTTTTGCAAATTCGCTCTTGAGCGCTGCCACCGCAGCGGCCATATCGGCTTCTGCTTGTTGTCGTTTCTGTGCGGCAGCTTTTCTTGACTCCGCCGCCTGCTTTGCATCGTCGTTTTCGATAATTGGCTTCATTCTGGCGGCAAAATCGTTTATTCGTTCAACGGCATCGTCATAAAGGCTTTTCCCCCTGTCCGGAACGTTCAAAAGCCATTTGGGGTCCCCGATTTTCGCAACAGCCACTGCAACTCTAAGCAATTCTTCCGAATACAATTGCGGATTCATCGACATGCCATCGATAAGCTGCGCAATTATTGTTCTCTTGTACTGGTTCCAATCCAGCTGCCCCATGATTCCCTGATTGACGCCACAGTCAAGAAGAAATCGACGCAGTTGTTTCTTATACCAGAACATTGACCATAGCGTTTCCTTGAGAGCCATAATCGTTCCCGGTTCCAGCGTTCGTAATGCCATATATCGAGTATACAGCTCGATGATTGATTCGGAGAGAAGGCATGACTGAGACGAAAGGTTACCTTGGATTATTGCATCGGACTCTAAGAAGGCTTGAGACTGCAGTGTTCAACGAGGATACGCCACCGCGTGATCTGGCGTCGTTGACTCGGCGGCTGCTTGAGCTAAGTCGGGAGATTGAGCGTCTTGAATCCGAGAACGGCGGGGCCAATGCGCCGACCGCGACGGAGGTAGAGGATGAACCGTTCGATCCGAGCGAGATCTAGCGTCAAGCCCGACCGGCGCAAGCTGTCCGATGTGGCGCGGCATGTGGTGCTGCCCAAGGATATTGTGACGACCGGCTGGCCGAAGGTGGAAGCCCAGGCACGACTGTGCGGCATCGAATACGACGACTGGCAGCGTCAATTGGGCCGCTGCATCCTCGGCAAGACCTCCGATGGAGTGTATGCCGCCGGTATCGGCGGCGTGGCCGTCAGCATTTGTCGTCAGGTCGGCAAGACGTTCCTGATCGGCACGATGCTTGTGATGCTGTGCATCCTGAGCGACTACCCCTTGAAGGTGCTGTGGACCGCGCATAGGACGCGCACGAGCGATGAAACCTTCAAGTTCATGTGCGCTCTGATGTGCCGTAAGGCGATAAGCCGGTTCGTTGACGGTGGGCCGAGAAGGGCGAACGGTCAGCAGGGAATCGTGTTCGTCAACGGATCCCGCGTCATGTTCGGCGCTCGTGAGAACGGCTTCGGCCGTGGCTTCGACAGTGTGGACATCGAGGTGTTCGACGAGGCGCAGATTCTGACCGAACGTGCGTTGGACGACATGATTCCGGCGACGAACGCGGCGCGTAACCCGCTGATCGTCTACATGGGAACGCCGCCGAAGCCCTCGGATCCGTCTGAGGTGTTTTCCATTCGCCGCGACGAGGCGTTGAAAGGCGACAGCACCGACATGTTGTATGTGGAGTTCAGCGCCGACAAGGACGCCGACTCCGATGACCGCAGGCAGTGGGCCGTGGCGAACCCGTCGTATCCGCATCGTACCGGCGAAGCGGCAATCCTGCGCATGAAGAAGAATCTGGGCGATGATTCGTTCCGGCGCGAAGGCCTTGGCATATGGGACGAAACCACAGTCTCCAGCGCCATCAACCCGCAACTGTGGACGAACGGCACCGTGGAAGCGCGCGCCGATGGAGGCGTCACCTCGTTCGGCATCGACATGTCACCGGATCGCAGCGCACTGGCCATCGGCGCGTGCATGAAGTATTCGGACGGCACCGCGCACATCGAACTGGCGGAATACCGGGATACGAAACGGCATGGCACCGCATGGGCCGCCGATTGGATCGCGCAGCGCTGGTCGAAGACCGCCGCCGTGGTCATCGACGCGCAGAGCCCGGCGATGGTGCTGCTGCCAGAACTGAAGTCGCGCGGCGTGAAGGTCATGGTGAATACCACCAACGGCATGGGCCGGGCATGCGGCCGCGTGTTGGACATGCTGACAGCCGGCACGTTGAAGCATCTGCCTGATGAAGCCCAACCCCAATTGACCACGGCGGTGGCGAACGCGACCACGAGGCCGATCGGCAAAAGCGGCGCTTTCGGCTGGAACAAGGCCGGATCCGACATCGACATCTCGCCGTTGGTCGCCTGCACGATGGCATTGCAGGGAGCGTGGACCACACGCCGCAACCCGAACAGGCGGCAGCACGTCATGCACTAGAAGAGAAAGACGAACACTATGACGGACGAGGGCATCTGGAGCGCGGCGGTCAAACGTCCGTTGGACGTGAACAGCCTGGGTGTGGCCGGCATCGACGGCGTGGACGAAGAGGATATGCCGACGATCCGCGCATTGTGCAAGGTGTGGCGGGACCGCTACCCCTACAATCTGATCCGCAGCAGCTACTACTTCGCCCGATACCAGTTCAAGGACTTCGACATCAGCATTCCCGACCGGATCTGCCCGAACGTGAGTGCGTGCGTCGGATGGCCTGCAAAGGCGGTCAGGGCGCTCGCCGACCTGAGCGTGTTCGACGGATGGGATCTCGGCGGCGTCGACCCGTATGGCGTCCGCGGTCTGGCTGACGAAACCTCATTGGAATTGGCTATACCGCAGACCATCGTTTCCGCGTACATGCACGGATGTGCATTTCTGACTATCACAAAGGACGCGGAAGGCGTCATCGTCACGCCGAGCGGAATTCAGTGCCGCCATCTGGGCGGCCGGCACAACCGGCTCGCCGCCGTATTGACCATCAACGACGTGACCAGCAAGGGCCGTATCACCGCGTTCAACGTGTTCTTTCCCAACACGCTGTTGCCAATCCAACTTGGAGGCATTGTCCACCGCGATGATCCGCGGCGACTGCGGCGACGGAGAAAACCGCAAGGAGCGATTGGGGGCGAACTACGAATTGGTCATGCGCATCATCACCCAGCGGTTCAACGAATCCGCGGCATACGCGCCTGTTGCTTCCGACCGAAGCGTGAGCGTGACCGTGCGCAACGACGACACCATGTCCGGCATCACCAAGCGAACCGGCCTGTGACCACTGTCCGTATGGAGCGCACCATCCGGCAACATCAACCTGATCTATCCGGGCAACATCGTCACCTACCGGGGCGCACCAACCGCTGTCAGCGGATCCGCAGCCACGGGTGGCCGCGTGCATATCGTCAAACGTAGCGAAACGCTCAGCGGCATCTTCGGAGCCGACGGCTGGTAGCGCGTCTCCCAATTGAACAACCTCGCCAACCCCAACCTTGTTTACCCCGGCCAGCGGCTCCGCTACTGACCACACCACCGTGGCCTTCGGCACCATGCCGTAGGCCATTTTCATCATGTAAGAAGAACCATATGGATATTTCCACCGCAACCACGTTCGCATCCGGACTCGTGGGTCTGATCGTGCCTGCATTCGTGCAGGCGTTCAAAAAGTACATTCCCAGCGGATACGTCGGACTCGTCTCCCTCGCGGCATCCATCCTGTTCGGCACCATTGCCATTGCCGCTACCGGGGGATTCGATGGCACCTGCACGTGGGGAGTCGTCCTTGCAGGAGTCGTGGGCGTCTCGCAGACCGTGTACACGCTCGTCAAAGCTTTTGATGGCAAGCTAAGCAAACCCCTGGGACTTTTTAGATGAAAGGGTTGCCGGGCGGCATGCGCGCCATCCGGCAACCCTTTCATCTCATATGCCAGATTCCACCGTCTGATCTATATACTTCTTCCAAGCGGGAGCTTCCATGAGATCTCTCTGGGCTTCGCACACTTCAATCAGCTCTTTGATTTTCTCGTGTTTGGCGCTTTCGTTGCTCTGGAACAGTGCGATAAAGCATTTCTGGAATTGCGCAAGCGTCAAAGGCAGTATGTCTAGTCGTTGCTTGACATCGCCTTTTGCATACCATACGCCGTGGCGGAAAGTTTCAGCAGTGTTGGTGTCGATCTTGACTGCGATGAACAGTCCGTACACTGGAATGTCGTTTTTCCCATACTTCAGCACTGCATCGGATACGTGTCGTCTTACAGGTTCGCCTTCCATGGATTCCTGGCGGGAGCCTGTGGACATAGTCACTTCAGTCAGAATGGTGAATTTATCGTATTCGCAGTACAGGTCTCCTTGTCCGCCGCCCGCCGCCGACACGGGAAGGAAGTCCGAGTCCAATCGGAAACCTCGCATATCGCTGGGATGGTTGACGAGGTTTCCGAAGGCGAGCGCGGCACGCCATAATACCCATTCGAGATATGCCGGAGTTTCATCTTTCGGTACTTCGATGCCGTTGTCCTCATCGGCGTCATCGATCTTCTTGCCGCCGCCTTTGATCAACAGTGTCATGTAGTCGGAGATCTCCTGCCACTGTTCTGGCTGTTTGGCGGCGTAGTTGATTTCGTCGGTTTTCTGCCAGAGTTCTTCGAGATGGAGGCGCGCTGCATTGATCTCAGGTACCGTCGATACCGGGCGATCTCCGAGATCGTAATACACATGGTTCTTCTTCAGCTGTGCTTCCATATCGAGAAGCAAAGCCTTGGCGGTCTCAAGATCATCCATAGGCAAGGACGCGCCATGGCAGAGCTCCCTGTATACGTTCATAATTGGGCGACGGCTCAATGCTGTTGAGGCCAGCTTTTCCGCTAGGAAGTGCTTGGCCGGAACGATGACAAGGCCTCGCCCTTTCCTTTGGACGATTCCACTGATACGAAGGTAGCGCATGTTCATATCGCTGTAATCAGTGAAATTATCACTCTTCTTGTTGTAATCCTGGCCGCGCTTCTTGATTTCGTCGGCGTCGAACCTACGCTTGGCTGTTGCTTTCTTGCGACGCTCTCGCAGATCGATGATATGGTTTACGACATCGTTGATGTCATAGCTGGGATCGGTGGTATGACCCCATAGCGAGAATTCGATTCGGCTGATTTCACTGGTGCCTGTACGCTTTTCAAGTTCCAGCATCACCGCCAATATCCACCTTAGCGGGGAAAAGAAGCCGAGATCTCCTGGAACTTTGGTCTGCTCAAGACTCAGCGAACGTAAGAAGCATTCCTGCTGTGCAGGATAGGTGTCGGCTTTGAGGAAGGTCTCGCCGAATGGTGTCACCTGGTCTTGAGGGCCGAGATCTTCCTGTTTGCCGTCCTTCTTTTTGACTTGCGGGTAAATGAACCCAAAACGGGCGAACATTAACCGCCATTTTCTTGCATAGCTGCTGGTGTCTTCTGCTTCGCCGGTCGAATTAACCAAGCCGGCATGATTGAGCAGTGTTTGGAATCGTTCTTCGTTGCTTCCTCGCAGGTTCCCATTGAACGGGGACTCGGCGAACAGCTTCAGGCCCTCCCAGATGCGCATCGGATTGCGTAATCCAGTGTTGCCCAGTTGCCAGATCGTTATCGGTTTGCCCATGACTTCAGTTTACAGTCAACTCAGCGTCATGGGCATTAGCCTTATGATTACCAGCCAAGGAAGAAGTACTCTTCGACCTTGTTTCTGTTTGCCGCACCTTTATGTTGGGTGCCAATGGAGTATCGGTAGTCAACGGGAACGACTTCGACATTCTTCTTATGCCGACCAAGGATCCTCAGCATCTCTTCTTTTGTCGGCTGACTGTTGGAAGAATAGGAGATGATAAGAATACTATCCTTGAATCGCTCGATTAATTTGTCGAATGCGTCCGCAGCCCCTGTCCGGGAAGAGAACGGGGTCGGGTAGGACTTGAATTTCTTGGTCTTGGTATGTTCCTGCATCGTGACGCCTTGCCAGTCGCATGCAAGTCCCTCGACGAAATGGTAGCGCCGTACATATTCGTTATCCGACAATGGCGAGTAGTACGGAGGATCCATGTATACAAGGTCAGGATGGTTTGCCTCAAGCAGCAAAGCATCGCCGCGAATGGACTTATTCGGCTGATGGTTATCGAAGACGGCGTTGTTCACCGCTTCAACGGCTTCGAGGAACTGCTCGGCAAGTGTCTTCTTCAAATCCTTGCGTCCATCGTCGTACCGGTGTCCGGTGTAAGTGAAGATACCACGCGGGCGTTTTTTCGTGCAGGCACGAATCAATGCGGTCATAGCTATGGCCCGTTGATAGGGATCTTCGATGTCTTTGATACGCGTGCGAAGAACGTCGATCAGATGATTTTCTTCGTCCGTGTAATACAGTCCCCTGAAGGTATTCGACACGAAATCGTCGGTCGGGCAGTCCTTTAGCAAGGCCTTTGCCTCTTGCAAAGGCAGAGTCGTGTTCTGGTTTTCCACCATCGCCTTGGTGAAGGTGGCGCTCATGGCCATGTAGTCGTTGCTTATGACTTGTTTGCCTTGCGCTTTGAACATGTAGCTGACGATGCCCGATCCGGAGAACAGATCCACGACCGAGTTGAAGTTGAATCTGGATGCAACTTTCCACAGTTCAGTGAGCAGTTTCTGCTTGGAACCCATGAAACGGGTTGGCGGATATAGCTCAACCTGCCTGGATAGGTTTTTCTTTTCCGGCAGAGCCGCCGCCAGGGTCTTGGGCTCTGGTTCGGCAATGACTAGTGTGTCTTCTCCCGTGCGGCTGCTTGCCCTGCATGCTACGGAACGTTTCGTAGGAATGACCTGAATCTCGTATTGCCCATACAGATCATGGACCAGCGGATGATTCGAGTTGGTCAGCAGAAGATGGCATCCCAGCGAATGCAGACGGGAGAATTCAACTGCAAGCCGTGAATGGTCTGAGATCTCGAACTGTTCCTTCGTATAGCGCTTGAAATCCGAGTATTCGGAAACCGGAATGTACGGCGGGTCAAGAAACACGAAGTCACCTGGTTCGGCGTATTCGGCAAGCACGGCGGCATAGTCGCCGCAGACAATTGCGGCATTCTGGAGCGCTTTGGAAGCTTCACGCAGAGCCTGAGCGTCGCAGATTTTCGGGTTCTTGTATTTTCCGAATGGAGTATTGAACTGTCCCTTGCGATTGACTCGATACAGGCCGTTGAAACAGGTCTTGTTCAGGTAGATCGTTCGCGCCGCAGCTTCTACCGGCGACAGTTTTGTCCAATCCAGAGAGCGAACCTTGAGAAACTGCTCTCGCTCGTTCTTGCATCCAGCGAGAATGGTGATCACTTCTTCGACATGATCCCTTACTTGCATATATAGGTTCACAAGTTCGGGGTTGCTGTCCGCGATCACGGCGTTCTTAGGGCGAAGCGCGAAAAACAGCGCACCGCCGCCGAAGAATGGTTCAATATATTTGCCATAATGCGCCGGAACTTTCGGAAGAAGCACGTCAAGCATCTGGGATTTGCCGCCAGCCCACTTCAGGATAGGCTTCACTCGGCCATTGGGCACCCTAGCTGATGCTTGAGCGTCATTTGTTTTCGCACGTGGACGACCAGCCTTCTTAGGAGAAAGCATGCGCTCCAGCACGTCAGAAAGAAACGGATTGCCGTTATCGGAACGCAACGTACCGCGCCGAACCAAAGTGGCAACTGTAGCATTCTTCACACCTAGTATTTTTGCGGCCTCCGACTTGGTGATGGTTCTATCCTCGATCGGCATGTTTTGAGCCGCATAATTCCCAAGCGGGGTGCGCCACCAAGAGGGGTCCTTCTCACTCTTTTTGATCAAGAGAGTGTAGACCTGCTGCCATTCCGGTTCCTTGCGCAGTTCAGGAAGGGAGGTGTTGTTTGATTTGATCTGAAGGATAAGGTCTCCTGCATCCACGCCGAACATCGGCAAGTTATCAAAGAGACCTTTGGATTCTTGAAGGAACTGGAGCGTGGCTTCCTCAACCAGTGTGTTCATCATCGTTCCTCACCATCCTATGGATCTCTTATTGCTTAATGTCTAAAACAAGTTTGACATTTTCATTGGACAGATCCATGTATTGCTTGATGTCTGAGGCGTGTCGTTTACTCGCGCAAACGAGCGTACATGGGATACTTGGGTAAAGCTGTAACTTAGCGACTGTAAGCTTACCCGAAGTTGGAGAGCACAAGATGGCAAAGAAAGTACGCTTCTACGCAGGTGTTGAGATCGACAAAGATGGAACCAGACACACTTGGAGTGCTGATGCTTGGCAACGGTTCATGAATTCTTGCAAAAAAGAATCACAAGCCTTTGAAATTCGAGGTCGTAAGATAGCTGGGCAATGTGAATCATGCTATTCTCCAGCAGTTTTCTACATGCACTTGACAAAGAACCGAGAGCTATCTGATTGGCCTGAAGCTGGTGACGCTTCAGGATCTGTTTCTAATCTTGCCACGCGCAGAGATCAAACCGGCATCATTTCAATTTTAGAATATACGTATTTGTTGCCAGTTTCTGGCACACCGTATATAGCATTATTGCGTTCATCGTCGGGACCCATGCCATCAGCTATTGCAGATTGGGTGTCCCTAAAATCGGATATGCCCGCAACCGGAAAGTCCTTTGAGCTCCAGCCCGTTCTCCGAAATGATGCCCGACAGAAGTTGAATGAATCACTTGGGGTAAAGAGCCTTGAGGTCAGATTTGAGGGAAAGCCGGATCCAAACTCAACTAGTTCGATTGAACGTGCTGCTGCAGAAGCGGCATCAACGATTGATGAAAGCGACTACGCCAACGTAAAAATTGATATGAGCATCAGCATGGGGCGCGCGACAGTAGTAAGCAATTCGACCGAAGCTATGCGAAAACAAGCTTTGTCTATATTAACGAACAATAATATTGCCAAACACCCCATTAAAGATATGCTTTCTAAAGGCTGGGTGACAAAATTAAAGGCTAAAACACTTCAAGCAAATCCAGCAAATCCAGAATCCAATAAACCCATCATCGAACCAGTGGATTTCATAAAGGAGCACCTCACAGAAGACGCGGACTTTGGATCCATGAAAGATGATGAGATGACTCCGGAGATCATTCTTTCCGGCATGCTAGAAGCTATTGGTAAATTCCGCAAAAGATCAAATGAATATTAA